CAGCCACCCAGCGCCTGGCAAAGGAAGGCTCTCTGAGCCATCTATGACTGGCATACGCGCCAGACAAGACAGACTCAGGTTCTCTCACCATGGTATAGCCCAAACCATGGCCCAAGAAGACCGGAGCCGACCTCCCAAACCGAATACCCTCTATGTACGACACTGGCTGTTCTAGTGTGAACTCGTGGCCCGAGATTGCAAGCACGTCCTCTGAGAAGGTCTGTAGAACCCTCCCCAGGTCTTTCGACTCAAAGAAGAGGAGCGCATTGTCACCATCCACTAAAGTATCCCAGTGGACATGGTATTTACGGACTACAGACACCAAAATTGCCAGCATGAGCAGCGTATTACCCATGCCTGTGTTATAGTCCCCGCTCGCTCTTCCCCCGGGTCGGGAAAACCTAACCCCAGAGGACGTTGCGCCAGCAAAACGCTGACGCGTCAGCAAGGAATCCAACAGGCCGTCACCCGGGTAGGCCGCCCTGTAGATCCCATGCTCAGCTTGCAACTGGCCCGAGGTCACATGTGCCTCGAACGCCTTGCCGTCAACCTCAAAACAAACGCAGTCGCGGAAGGCACCGAACTTTCGAACGATGACATTGGCACGCCTGCGCGGCGAGAGGCCCTTACCCACAACCCTGGTATTCGAACCCCCGAAGAGCCTTCGAGCTGTGAGGTAACCCCACAGCCAGTGCTCAAAAGGCTTCAGCCGAGAAGCTAGCACAAGGTTATACCTAGGACTTCTTGGGAAGATCATCCTAGGCTTGGGGTCCTTAGCGCTCCCCAACTTCTCGGCCTTCAGAAACGCCCTAAGGAAGACGTCCCGACCGGCAACGGGACCATCGACCCTCAAAGAACGCTCTGCCTCGAGGTATCTACGGCGGAGAGCCCCACTATAACTTTCCGCCGTTTCCAGGTTGCTCCAAGCTGTGCCTCCATAAGCCCTTGCGAGAGCCCGCAACCTTGCGAAACCAGGTCGCAGACCCTCCCCCAACGGGCTGTCCGCAGGCAGTGGGAGGGGAGCAAGAGATCGCCAGGCCAAAGCAGCGATCTCGTTGTGTGGACAATTCGCGTGGACGCCCGGCACCCATGTGCCCGGCAAGCCAGACTCCCACGCGACCCACATCTGGCGCCTCTGTTCGGTACCACCACACGCCGCATCGACACGTCCAACTCCCAGGGAAGCACCGTCGCAAATCGGGGTATCAACCCAACCCTCACAACGGCCGAACGTTCCAATGCGGCACCCCTAACCGAACCAGAGGGGTGGCTCTGGGCCAGCCTGGAGCCGTCCGCGAGCCCACAGCTCGACAGGCGACAGCTCCCACGCCATCATGATAGCGCCGGGCACGGCGCACCATGATACGGACTTTGAGAGTCCGCGACCTCGACACCACTCCAACGCCCGAAGGCGCAGAGTGGACAAGAGGGCAGCGCTGCGTTCTCGGAGGAACGCATAGGCAGCCAGGGAAGAGAGGAGCTCTGGAAACACCGTCACCAGAGAACCGTCCGAGAGCTCCGCGACAAGGTATGCCTCAACCAAGTCGTCCGCTCCACTCTTCCCCTGGACGGATCCCCCACCAAGGATCCTTGCCCCGGAGGGGAGATGGGCCAAGACGAGGTTGGCACCGGTCGAAAAGTCGACCGAGGGGAGGTCTGGTGTCCACCGCCCTCGAATCAACTGTCCGACGCGGCCAGGGGCCACGCCAAAAACCATCTCCAGCCGTCTCACCCAGACGGCACGCCTCCGGAGCCTGGCACACACAGGTGCCGAGACAGGAACACGACGGAACTCTGCCTCACTTTCCGATGAACCTACGGGCTGTCCACACCCGTCGGTCCTGACCCAGCCTGCCACTGGGTCTACAAAGCTGTGCTCGGAACCACAGCCAGGTGCGACAAGCGCCAGGATCGCCCACAGCGGGGAGGTGGCAAGCCACCACAGGAGCCCCACTGCATCCCAGCACTCACCAGCAAATAGAAGTGCCAACCGCCACGTTGGCACAGCAAGCCAGAGAGCGACCAAAGGCAAGAGCAACACTAACGCCATGTTACCC